AAGATCGAACCGTGGCCTGGCATTAGTGCAAAAGAATATGCAGCCTTGGCTCTTCGTTCTTCAATCTTTAAGAAGTTCGAAGGTGTTAAAGCCTCGAATGCCGATCTTTTGGCGCTGCAGAAGTTCCTCGAATCTAACGCTCGTTGCGCTAGGTTCGTAGACATCGATCGTTCCCGAATCACTGAGATAGAAGAAATTTGTCTCGGTGAATTTAGTAGTGAAGTGTACAACTTCTTTCACTACGAAGCCTTTACTCCTATACTAAGCGCGTATGATGTTTGCGCCAATATTGGGATCGGGCCTGGTGCTTCGATCGGTGCCACGGGTGGCAGCTTTTATCATAAACTAGCTGCTTCCCCGATGTCCGGGACTTCTAAGTCATTGTACAACCTCTACAATGGAGGTGTCGCGAGAAAGTACAGCCTTTGGGCGGAGACCGAATCATTAAGGTCAAACCTTTTAGGCGACTTCCTTTTAGTACCAGGTAACAAGCTTTCCTTTGTTCCGAAAACCTCGGAAATCTCAAGGACCATATGTACCGAGCCACTTCTGAATATGCTTTTTCAGAAGGGGATAGCTGCTGTGTTTGAGTCTCGTCTAGAAGAGAGGTTTGGAATTAACCTTTCCACTCAGCCTGACAAGAACCGGCAGCTAGCTAGAGAGGGTTCAGAGAGTGGTGCTTTTGGCACCATTGACTTATCGTCAGCCTCTGACTCGATCTCTTTAGGACTCCTAAGGCGCGTTCTGCCAGGTGGTACACTATCCTGGCTTATGCAAACCCGCAGTCCTAAGGTTGAGCTCCCTGACGGGAGCCTGCTCGACCTACACATGGTGTCGTCTATGGGGAATGCTTTTACTTTCCCACTTCAGACGATTCTCTTCGCTTGCGTTGTCGTCGGTGTGTACCGAGCGATCGGCATTGCACCGATCCACCCCAAAGGTGGGCAGCTTGGAAACTATGCTGTCTTTGGGGATGACATCATCGTCCGCAGTGATGCGTACGACTTAGTCGTCTCCGTTTTAAAGCGTATTGGTTTCCTTGTCAATGATGACAAGAGCTTCAACGAAGGGCCATTCCGAGAATCCTGCGGTTCAGACTTTTGGTCTGGCTATCCGGTCCGTGGTGTTTATTGCCAAAGACTGTCTAGCATGCAGGATCGTTACTCATTGATCAACAGACTCAACGTGTGGTCAGCCAATCACGGGATCTTGCTTTATAGCACCATTCAGGCCCTCTTGGGAACGGTTAAGAATATACCCGTACCCCCTTGGGAGTCTGATGTTTCTGGTGTTAAGGTCCCATATGATATGGTTGTTCCGCAATTAAGACGTAGGCCTCACAAGGGCTTACGTTGGAGTAGACGTTTTCAGGGTACCGTCGTTTACCAACGGTGGATGCCTGAAAGCAATTCTTTGTCACTCCTTAGCGTTGGGGATCGCCCAAATGTGTCTAGAAAGGTTAGAAATAACCCACCTGGGATACTCTTAAGCGCGGTCAGTGGGAACCTTCGGGACGGACGCATAATGTCTAGAAAAGACAACGTCCGCTACACAAAACGCCTCGCGTTCGCCCCCTGTTGGGACTATCACGATGCGTCACACTCTAGTCTTACGAGTGTGGGGTGGCGCAGATGGGTAACCATCTTCGCCGCTCTGAATCTTGAGAAGTATTCAGAGCAGACCCTGGCCTAACGGCCTATCCCGAG